ACAGCTGCCAGCGTTTCCTCAAGCGTTTCGTCTGCGTCAAAGTCAGCCTGGGTATAGCGTTCTTCTGAGCCATCGATGGTCTGGAAGATGCGGATCGTCTCGCGCACTTCCTCGACGCGGTAATATTCCGCCACGAACACAACATCAGGCGTATCCCAGTCAAACTCATACTGATGAATGACCTTCGGCCATGTCGTCGGGTCGTCGTTCCACTCAGCCTTGTAGGATTCTGGCGTCATCGAGTAGAGGACAAAGCAATATTTCGCGTCCGACTTATCCTGCTTCTTTGCGTTCAGATCAAAGAACACCGAGCTGTCAGCGTCATAGATCGGCTCAAAGCGAATCCGCTGGCGCTCGTTCTCGTCGTCCTCTTCATCTTCATAAACGGTGCGCAAACGCCAAGCGCCAAAGCCACCGCCAACGCCTTCCTCGAAGGCATTGTCGAAAGCCTCATCGGCCACGCTATCCTGTTCGTCAGCGCGATAAAGACCGTTGCAGGTCTCAGCCAGCTTGTCGTCCTTGGTCCCATCCTTGGAGACAAAATCAACGCTGATGCGATTGTTCCGATATTCGTTGATGATGCGGATCACGCTCATGTGAATCTTGTTCACTTCGAAGCGCGGCTTGTTCTCAAACTGCTCTCCGATCGGACCTTCCCATTGCGCACCAGCCAATGAGTAAAAGCGGCGATCTTGGAGGCACTGCAGGCGCTCATCGCGCATCGATGACTGGCAGCGGTCGAACTCGGTCAGCGCATTGTAATGCACATTAGCAAGTCGTTGATCCTTGGTCAGTCGAGCCATTTACCACCTATTCATCGTTGCGAGAGGTTTGACCTCGACAGCCTTTTTAGGTGCTGCGCGACGACTTGCCTCGCACGCATAACGCAGTGCGTCAATTAGATGATTATCACGATCTGCAAGAACTGGCAAGATTGCTCCAGTCAGCGGGTCGGTCTTGTAGCTGTAGCAGGTCAATTCATCGATCGTATGCTGGCATCGAGGATGCACCACAATGTCATGCGACTTGAGCCATTCGATCCCTTCTTCGACCGACTTCGGCCCTTTTACGGCTGGCATGATCTTGGGGAAGCCATTCTTCTGCATATGGCTGATCGTCTCCGGCCTGGCGCTGTCAGCCACGATCGGCCACTTCTCGGACTCTGGCACGGTCAGGAATAGATCAGGCGTGTCCATGATCTCGCAGCCAACACGATAGGCTTCATAGTCCACATAAATCGTGCGGCCAATGACGTGGCAGCGGATCAGAACGGTCGGATCTGATGCGAAGCCCCAGTCAGCGCCAAAGCGGTGCGTGGCATCAGCTGGGGTCTCAAACTCCTCGATGCGCCAGTTACGGAACACACGGGCCTCGGAGTTGCTGACATATCCACCAAGCCAAACGTGCTTGTATTTGTCAGGATCGCGGCCTCGATCATATTCCATCTCAGCCTTAAGAACGTCAGGAAACCATGGGTTGTCCTTGTAATTAACCTCACGCACGATCGCATCTGGCGGTGGCTTGTCGCCGCGCAGCAGTGTGTCCACCGGATCGGTGTTGTTCAACGGGTTCCATGTGAACCATAGCTCAGAGTCTGGCTTGCGGATTGTAGGGCGCAATAGGTCTAGCGACCTTTGAGACAGGCTTTGAGCCTCTTCCACCCAGGCGCAGTCATAGCCTTCGAGCGACTTAATGGAATCGCTGGTGTGGTTCTGCATCCCTTGGAAGATGATCAGCCCATCGCCATGCCGCGATTTGATCTGCGCCTCTTGGATCTCAAAGTATGACTGCACGCCCAGCTGCTCGATCTTAAGCTCCAGCAGGCGTTTGACCGACTGCGCCAGGGACTTCTGGATCTCGCGCACACAGACCGTGCGGCGCTTTGGGTCCATCACGTGCGCCTCGATCACCGCCTCGGCAAATGCGTGAGACTTGCCGGAACCGCGCCCACCGTGCGCGCCCTTATAGCGACTGGGCTGCAGGAACGGCTTGAACCAGCGCGGTGTCTTAATCGTTAGCGTCTGGGCCATCGATCACCTGGCGGACAACCTTCGCCACAAGATTGCCATTGATGTTGACCTTGGCTGGCTCGTTGTATCCGTGCATTGCGTTCAGCTCTTTGACCGCCGCGACCTTCACCGAGCCGCTGCCTTCCCGATATGCCTGCACCAAAGCCTTAACCGACATTTCACGGGACCAGAGCTGCTTTTCTTCAACCGACGATCGCAGCTCACGGATTCTTTCCATGACCTTGCCATTCTTCATCAGAACGGAAGCCTTGGAATAAATCACGTTATCCTTCCAGTCAGCGCATCCATAAGCCGCACGATACGCATCAGCCTGCCCCAGACCATCAGCAATGCCCTGGCAGAACGCTTCCTGCTTTGCAGTGAGGTTAACGTGAGGCATAACTTGCGTCCTTGGCGCGCTTTGTTTGGTCGTATCCCTCAATCCATTCTTTAGACCTTCTACCATCACGTTTTAGCCCAGCCATTGCAGCCAAACGTCCTGATTGAAATTCGGAAATATATTTAACCATCGAACACCTCCCCCGTCTCAGCGTGGATAGCTTTCTGCCCAGTGAAGTCCTGCCAACGCTTGATGATCACATCGCAGTATTTGGGATCAAGTTCCATGAGGCGTGCGTGTCGACCATGCTTTTCGGCTGCGATCATGGTTGTGCCAGATCCACCAAACGAATCGAGGACGATATCAGCACCCTTGGTATTGTTGAGCATCTGATACTCGAACAACTCGACAGGCTTCATCGTCGGATGTTCGCCATTGCGAGACGGCTTGTTGAACTCAAGAATGGTGGTTTGCTTGCGATCATTTGCCCAAAGATGAGCAGCGCCTTCTTTCCATCCATAAAGGCAAGGCTCATGCTGCCATTGAAAATCCTGCCTTCCGAGAACGAGAGATGATTTCTTCCAGATCAAACATTGGCGAACTTGCCATCCAATATCGCGTGCAGCTCCACGGAAATTATATCCTTCGAGATCAGCGTGCCAAACATAAAACACTGCGCCAGGTTTCATCACCGCATCGGCTGCGGAATATGCGTCACGCAGAAACTGACGGAAGTCATCGTCTCCCATGCTGTCGTTCTGGATGGTCAGCTTTTCTTTGGTGCCACCTTCATACGCCACGTTATATGGCGGATCAGTCAGCCACATATCAACAAGAGCGCCATCGGTCAGGGTCTGCAATGCATCGATGCTCGTGCTATCGCCGCACATCAACCTGTGATTGCCAAGCACCCAAACGTCACCAAGAACAGTCTTGGGAATCTCAGGCGCAGCAGGAACCGCATCCTCATCGGTCAGGCCAGCGGTTGGCTCTGGCTCCAGCAGACCATCAAGAAACTTATCGTCAAACCCCAGCAGCGAGAGATCGAAGTTCTCCAGGTTGAGATCCTCGATCTCAGCCTTGAGCATATCAATGTCCCAGCCAGCATTGAGCGCCAGTTGGTTGTCAGCGATCACCAGTGCGCGCTGTTGAGCTTTGGATAGATGATCAAGGATGATGGCTGGCACTTCCTCCATGCCGAGCTTGCGTGCCGCCAACAAACGTCCATGCCCGGCGATGATGGTATTCTCCCCATCGATCAGGATTGGATTGGTCCAGCCAAACTCTTTTATGCTGGCAGCGATCTGCGCGACCTGAGCATCGCTATGCGTTCTGCTATTGGCTGCGTATGGAATCAAATCTGCGACAAGGCGCGTTTCAATCTTCGGTGTCATCTCAGTTCCCGTTCTCGGTCTGGTTCTGGCTCAATACATCAGGCGCGTCATTTTGTCCACGTCACGATCTCGGATTGAAAACGATCAGCGCAAGCACCAACAGAAAAAACCCTGTCCAGCCAAATATGATCTGGGTGAAATATCCCGCCAGGAACAGGATGATCGAGTTACTCGCTTTCATCCGCCTGACCTTTCTCCAACCGATCGACCACCAGCTGGGTATAGCCGACGATATCCACCCAGGAATCGGCATAAGCTGGATCGCCATTCAAGATCCGGCCCACCTTATGCGCCACCATCTCCAGCGCCTCCTTCATATCGTTTGGCAGCTTGGTCCAGTTAGGGCTGTGCCGCATCGCCGCCTTGATGTTTTGAGTGATGATCGCATGACTTCCAAAGTCACCATAGCGTGAACCACGTTCTTCCAAAATCTGATCAATTTCCATTCCGACCTCCTATGACCCCTGCATGGCGTTGACCCTATGACCCCGACCCTTAAGGGTCGGAGGGTCAGGGAGGGTCAAAAAACGCCCTGTTTTGCCCATTTTTGACCCTGACCCTGAACTTGACCCTAGGGTCATTTAGGGTCACCGTTTTTACGCAGCAACATTGCGCTGGAATTGACCTCATCGATCATGATCCAGCCATGCTCATATGCCTCGATGATTTCGCCCTGAATGAGAGCGCCGATCAGTTTGTCCGAGTAGGATGGGTTGACCATATTACGCACTGTGCGCTCGGCATTTCCATCGGCTGTGAGCATATCCTTGAGCGCCGATCGTGAGACATAAGGACTGCCTTCGCGTGTTTCGGCTCCTGCGGCCCACCAGGCGCGTTCCCAAGTCTTTCGGTGTCCATCTAGCTTGGACTCCTTCGGAGCCGCTGTGGGAGCCTCCTCGACGCCAAGGACGGCACTGCAGACCTGTTCGCCATCCTCATCGAGCCATCCGTTGATCGGCACCACGTTGAGATTGGCATAGATCGGCTGGGCCTCTTCTGCATCCTTGGATTTGCGCTGCACGATCTGCATGGGCTGATCGCCTTTGGCTGGAACGATGCTGATCTCAATTTCGAGCGCACCTTTCCAAGCTGATGAGCCACGTGCGCGGTGCTGGGCTTCT